TCCGGTGACAAGGAAGGTGACAGCGACAGCGATGACAGTAGTGAGAGTGGAGCACCCGGCAAACCCCAAGACCAAGAGGGTGAGCAAGGTGGGTCCGGCTCTTCATCTGGTGCGGGCGATACCTCCGAGGCTTCCTCTCCCGGCGAGTTCGAGCTACCTCAAGGGGCAACCCCAGAGGACATGCAAGAGCAGGAAGACAAGTGGAAAGACATCCTGTCCACATCCATCCATGCTTCCAAGTTGCGTGGTGATACACCCGGCAAGTTCTTGGAGCGGTTGGAGAAGATGCAGAAGTCTCCCCTCCGTATGCGAGATCTCCTTCAGAAGTATGCAGATGAGTTCTGCATGGACGAAGGCTCGACCCGATTCGACCGCCGATACATGGCTGATTGGAACGTGGGTATCGTTGGCATGGAGGATGAGAGGATCGGTTCCTTGGTGTTCGTCGTGGACACCAGTGGTTCCATCCCCTCGCACATCGCTGAAGTTGCTTGTGCCGTTGTGCAAGATTCAGTCGATACTCTGAATGCCGAGCGCATTGTCCACATCGACGTAGATACCAGAGTGTGTAAGGTCCGTGAGTACCAGCCTTATGAGACTGTAGACGCAGACATCCACGGCAGGGGCGGCACGGACTTCGTACCTGCCTTCGACTGGGTGCGAGACAATGTAGAAGATGCGCGTGCTATCGTGTATCTGACCGATGGGTGGGGCAACTTCCCTGATCAAGTGCCACACACTCCGGTGCTGTGGTTGTCTTGGGATGCAGATTCTCGTCACTACCCCTTCGGAGATGTCGTACCCCTCCAACACCTAGACCGCAAGACAACCTAATGAGATTATACCACCTCACCTTCCAAGAAAGTAAAGACACAGAAGTTAGATCTGTTTGGTTTCCTACAGATAAAGCCGCTCGGATATTCCATGATGATCTAGTTAATCACGTAGAGTCTATCACATGGGAAACTGTAGAGATACCCCTACACAACCGAATCAGCATGACTAACTTCTTGAACCAGCAGTTCAACTCCCACCGGTCTCCTCGTCTCGCATTAGACGACTGGAGATTAGAAGCACACATAAATGCAAAGACGGTTCACTTGCTGCCCGTCGACCCCAGCAGCAAGTAAGCATACATATATGAAAACAGAACACATACTAGATCAGTTCCGCAGAGATCCATTTAACACCAAAGAACAGACCACGCTCGTCCGAGCTCAGGGTGGCGTGCTTATGGCACGGCAGAGAGAGTGCGGTGGAGCACTAATCGCAGACCCTCGCCATGACAAAAACTCGCCCACCACTGGCAGAGAAGCGTGGATACGCACGCTATCTAAATATCAACGGCACTTGGAGAGTGACGAGGATGCACATCTCCACGATCCGCACGCCTTCTTTTGCGATCCCGACCTGACTACCAGTGACTGGGTTCCCTTGGTCATCGCGCTGGACGACCCCATTGTGGGGGAGCACACAGACGACTTCAACAACCCTATAAAGCACACCTTTATTGGGTGCCGTCAACCCGGATACCGAGGAGGGCTCTTTGATTCCTCTCGATTGTTCGGGAGAAGGGCTGCGTCATGGGCTTATGATCAGTTGTTACGACAGTGTTCCCTTGTTCTGCCTGACGTCGTTATGCATGGCATCCGCATTCCCAGCCGCTCCCGCGCACTCTCCAACAATACTATTGCCATGAGAGCTGTGCAGAAAGCCTTTGCCCACCCCCACGGGGGTATGGGAGAGAAGTCCGACTTCTACTGGCAGCTCGCTTGGTCTGTGTATCTGTCTTCTAATCTGGAGTATGAGCACAAACTCAACAGCACCTTTGGTGTGGGGGCTACTAAGTACCTAGGCAATAAGGTTGTCACACGCCTAGTCGAGCACATCAAAGAACTCAGAGAAGATATTGTATCGAAACAACCGAGACAGTACTTGGATAAGTACCGCTCTTTCCAAGAGCTAGTCTCCCAAGCGTACCATGATGAGAATGTGAACACCCACTTCTCAGGGCATCAGATGAAGTTTGTCATGGGGCATTTGAGTGATAGTGAAATACCGTTTCGTGAACCCCACCAATACAGACATATGCACAGTAGCCTCGTCAGAGTTGTGGATAGCTATGGCAAATCAGTATGTCCTTTTACGCATGATGAGAGAGCCCCCGAACAATGGGATAAAAAATGGGAGGGGCTGAGAAAAAAGTTCGACTGCCCCCCTAATTATGACGCGACGGATTACGTAGGCTTTGCTGTGCCCAACTTCAGCTTACTGCGAGAGAACTGGCAGTCGATGGTTGAGTTCTTCAGTGGGTGCGGGTTCCCCGAACCCAAGCCCTTTGGCTTCGCCTTCAACAAAGAGAACGAGTCTTCCCTCGCAGTGCTGGCCGATACAGCTTGGTCTAATTTCCTGAACCCCTCGGCTCTCCTCAATCAAGAGTCTGAGGAGACAATAAAGAATACTACAATACTACTTGGATAATTATGATATCACCAACCGTGTTAAAGAATCCCGTGGTAGCTGAGCTACCATTTGAAAAGCAACCTGTGCTTTCCCTCAACATGAGTAATCGGGCTAGACGAGCACTGAATTACGCAGGTATCAAAACTGTAGGGCATATCCTCAGCAAGTCCGCATCCGACATAATGCGGGTGAGAGGTGTGGGGGAGTCGGCTCTACTAGATATCCTCCACTGTATGATAGACAGAGCAGTGGTGATGCCGGATGACTGGGATCAGGAACTGACGCCTTGCGTGGATTGGTACCCTGAAACCCAACGCATTCTGTGGTCTCAAAAGAATGCGGTGGGTGGTTACTGGTCCCGCCCCAGACCTAACTACTTCTTCACCGCAGAGGTGGAGCATAGCTTAGATCTGTACGAATACAGGCGTGAGGTAGCTGCGGTATATGCAGGCCGTCATTTTATGAAACACCTAGCTAATAAATAAACATGAAGATATACGAAGTAACAGACAATGAGAACCGTCAATGGTTCGATAAGAAAGCGGAGGCGCAAGCCGCATCCAAGAAAGCAGAGTCACCTATGGTTACTCATGAGATAAGCAGCACCCGAGCTGGTTACGTTAAGTTCCTCAATGAAGTAGCGGACACATCTCCCACTGTATCCCGTACCGTGGTTCGTGTAACCGCAAGCAAGCCCCCTGTCCCAGATCCAGACGCATGAATATATTTGTCGTAGATAAAGATCCGACCACCGCAGCACAGCAACTGTGTGACAAGCATGTGGTCAAGATGATCCTTGAGTCGGCGCAGATGTTGTGCGCGGCTTACCCCAAGGGTGAGGCCCCATACAAGCGAGCCTTCTACAATCACCCATGCACCATCTGGGCTAGGGAATCCAAGGACAACTATGATTGGCTACTCACCCACGCCGATGAGATGTGCCGTGAGTACACCTACCGTTATGACAAGACGCACAAGTCAACTGATGTCATACACTGGTGTGCAGCTAACTACTCAAAGCTAGGCCTGAGCAAGCAAGGTCTCACCCCCTTCGCTCAGGCTATGCCAGTAGAATACAAACGAGTCTTCGCAGTGACAGCTTACCGTGCATACTACAACGGTGAGAAGAGTTACTTCGCCAAGTGGTCGGGGCGTGATACCCCTGACTGGTTCCTGAATCCTGAATCCTGAATCATGAGTAAGATAATTGATGTCCGTAAATGGATGCCCGCCATTCGACAGATGGCACAGAGAAAGCTACCCATGATTATGTTGCGAGAAGAACTTCGCAGGGAGAAGGAACGGACGTCTCAACTGATAGACAAACTTAGACCGGTAAAGAATAGAACAGTACAAAAAATAATAAAAGAGTATGAAAACAATGACATCAAACCCCTTCAGGGGGAAAGCCGCGACGACCGTCTTTGATATGTCCAACCACAAAGGACTTAAGACTGCCGTACGTTACCACGATACCAACATAGTAGAGTTCACACCTTCCGAGGTTGTCTTGAACTCTGGTGGTTGGAGAACCGCTACCACGAAACGTAGAATGAATGAGGTCTCGGACCACTACGGTCTACGCTTCCACATTTATCAGGAAGACTTCAAGTGGTGGGTTGTCCTCCACGACTCCCACTTAACCAGCAGAACTATGCCCTTCAGTGATGGCATGAAATTCCCAAGAGTATGAAAACAAAAATAAATACAGCAGTGACTGAAGTGAATGAGGTCACTGTCAAACTACAATCGAAGCCTGACAACGAAGCCGTCAACGGGTGGGCCGTGATCGCCTACCTACCCGACTTCTCTATCAGGTCTAAGTCACTACACAGTAAAGATAAGTTGGGGCGTTTCCTATCAGCAGTAGGAATCGCGGCAGGCTATCAACTACATGAGCTGAGGCCCGACATCGAAGACCCCTACATGACGCGAGCCGAGGAGGAGATGGATGAGCTTGAGAGAACCTGCGAAAGACTGATGCCTACGTTATGATCCACATGATTCGTGAATACCTACCCAACGGTATGCCCATCATGATAGACGGAGTGGTGGATGGAGATAGAGTATCTCCTGCTTCTGCCCGCATCTTCCCCCTCAGTGTGGGGGAAGATGAACCGTCTGTTATCGGCGTCCCGTTCTACTGCCACAACGACCCCGATGATCTCGGCAAGAAGATAGCTGATCGTCTTACCAAAGTTTACAGGGACTCAGTTGATGACTAGGGGGTGTCCGATCCTTGGCCTGTTATCACATCCTCGAACCGGAACTCTTGAGCCATTCGCTGAATAACCGTGTCGAACTTCCTCGCTCTCTCTTCTCCAAACTCTCCCTTGTTTACGAGACTTGTGTAGTAAGCTACTGACGGGCGGTACCTTTCAGTCTTACCTGCCATAAGACCGCTCACTCTGGCCGGACCAATCCCCCCTACTTTGAGAGCTTCTGCTATTTGTTCCTCACTGAGACGAAGAGCACTCTCCTCAAATCGACGAGATGTGTTAATCATGTCTATGAGCTTAGTATCGGACACAACTGTGTGCCTTATGGCTCTTTCGGCGAGCCTCTCAAAGTCCGCATCCTTCAGAGTGGTTTTACCATCTTTTAGTTCAGCAAAGATAGCGTTCCTGACATCTTCTCTATCCCTGTTTATTTCGTAGGCTTTATTCTGTAGCCCCCGTGTAGGATCTATAGGTCTTACTTTGATAGGCGATAAAGCCGAGCTAGCGATCTGCTCTGCCCTCATCCTTACATTCGGGTCGTCTGCATCTCTCAGTTTGTAGTACCTGTATAACTTCTCTAGCTGAGCCGGAGCCAAGGTATCGACTATAACCTTGTCAAAGACCGCTTCCATTTTCTTTAAGCTTGTGTCTTTGCGATTATACAAAGGTCTCCCGTCTGGGTCTCTTTGCCTTATAAGGTTCGCTATAGTATTCGGTATCTGTCCAAGGGGAAGCGCGTCAGTTGGGTCAAACTCAAGCTCTCCCGAAGGTGAAACCTTAAATGTCTGGCCGAGGAATCTCTCCAAGTAACTAGCCCACAGTCTCAACCCAGCGTCCGTGATTCCTGCACCCACATCCCCACTCTTGAATCCTGCAAGCATCTTAACGATAGCCTGCTGGGTACCATCAACCACGGGGGACATCCCGTTGATGTAGGTAATGTCCATCGCATAAACTTTATCAGGATCAATCTCATCAGGGAGACCTGAGAAAATATCTAGCACTTGGGGGACATCATTTAATCCCAAGTTGATGAGGTCCGACCCCTTCATGTAGACATAAGAGTTGTTACGTAGATAGGAGGGTCTGTTGGCTTCCAGTAACTCTTCTTCGTCTCTGCTCAAGAACATCTTAAGAACAGAAATCGTAGTCAATACAGTAGCTGCGGAGAACGATCCGTGCGTAACCATAGATGACAACTGTCTCTTTCTTCCGTTGGCTTGGATGATGGGGTTTTTACTTTGCGTCTCTCTAAGAGAAGTGCCGAGCAGTTGGTTTCTGAAAATCCTAAACTGATCTAGGAAGAACCCGCTAAAGGCATCACCAGCAATAGGATTCCATTTTCTTATAGACCTCGCAAACTTAGGAGCTTCAGAAAACGTGGGGGCAACAGACCTAGTTGTCTTTGCGGCCTCTTGCATCATCTGCATCTCAGACATGTTCACATAACCTGTGTCGACTCCATTGCTTTTGTCCCAAAGCTTAGCTCTATTGAGAACTTTCTTCTCTTTCTTGTAGATAGCTATCTTAGTCGCCGCATCAATGGCTTGAGCAAAAGCCGCCACCGTGTCATATGCCCGTCCAACGGTTTGATCTTTAGCTCCAACAGCAATCTTCTTTGCTTTAGCCAGTCTTGATTTCTGTGACTCTTCAGTTAGTTCAGCCATTGAATCTAGGAATAGCTGAGTCGCGCTTGAGTATTGCCCACCGGTTAGCTGTTGTTGTATCTGACCAATCGCCAACGTCTTCTGGTCTAGCCCCAGCATCCTGTACTCAGTAGCACTCAGCTCGTCTCGACTTCCCGGCCTACGCTCAGGAGCTGTCTTAGAACTTCGTAGTGGGTTTAGCTTAGACAAGAACAAACGAGCAAGTTCTACGCTTACTGCTACAGGACCCACCCCGTTGCCAGCACCGTACGTAGTCAAAGCTGTGAATATGTTTCGGGCGTGGTACACAGGTGCGTTAAAGATTGTCTTAGATACTAGGAACATAGCGTTGAAAAACTCTGTTGCTTTCAACCCAGCCTGAAGCGTTCCCGTAACGTACTTACCATCCTTAAAATTCTCAACAACTGTAGCACCCGCTCCGATCTCGGTAGACAAACTAGATCTACCTTTCTCTCGGTAAAGTTTGAAAGCGTCGAAAGCATCTTTGGGAATGAACATGTCGTAGGAGAAGTCAAACATGTCTCTGTTCTTCACCGTTTGCACCCCCTCCTCGTCCGTCTCTATATTCTTTGCCGCGTCTTGTATATACTCAGACAGTAACTTACCTGTTCTCGCATTCTTGTATTCAGCTCCGTCCAGTTTAGCATCCAATGCCTCCTGCAAAGTGAACACAAATGCGTTCTCAAAGTCCCCATCCACAACACCCCCGATCTCTTTTAGTTGAGAGAAAAAGGAAGACTGCTCCACCATACGAGTCACTGCATAAAATGTTTGCTCAAGCGCAGCTAAACCCTTCTCTTCGTAAGTGCCGTCCTCGTTAGTGTCTAAACCATACTGCCCTAGCAGGTACCTGATTCTTGGGTCGACCTGAGCTTTGTTCTTCAGAGCATCTGTATCTAACTTAAGAAGAGCCCTTACTTTAGGGGAGGAGCTAGCCCTTACAGCAGATATATTTTCGTTAGACTCGCTGACAGTAATCTTCTCTTCAAGAGCTTTGAGGAATGTGTTCATTTCCCCAATGGTCTGCTGCTGTTCGTCCGCTACTTTGGCTATGGCAATAGTCTTTGCTTCGTCCATACGTTCAGCGGGAGAAAGAGATTTAACGCGTTTAGCTTCCGCTTCTTGCTCTGCATTCGTGAATGGAACATTCACTTTTAATCTCTCTATAAGCCCCCGCATCTCACGCAGCTTCTCTTTAATTATAACCTCTACACGGGCCTCTTCAAAGTAACCTAGAGCAACATCTCTACGCCCTTTGTACTTCCCATTTGGATCTTGCACTTCTTTTAGGTATGCCAAGTCGTCGTAAGCTCGGTACCTGCGTGTAAGGTAGACTCCTTCTTGGCGGTCGAAGATAAGTTTAACTTTACCACCCGCTACTTCTCCTAGGTTATAGTTCTTGGCTATCTTCCTGCTCGACGCGTCTAGTGACATTCGGATCTTCTTAATCTGTTCAACCAGTTTAGGTCCAAACCTAGTGTCATTATAAATAATATCGTACGCCTGTTTCTGCTTTTCCTTTGCCTCCTTAACTTTTTCTACCCGTGCCTGCTCAACGGGAATAGTGTAAAGCGCACGCCGAATACTCTGGAGGGCTTCAGGCTCGGAGTCAGTCCTAGGTCTCTGACCTGCGGCTACCTCCTTCTTGATCCGACGAACTACGGCTCTGTATGCGGCGTCGAGATTCTCTTTTACTTCTGGGTCTAGATCCAAACTATCGGTTGTTCCCGAAGCTGTGTTAAGAGCGATCAGTATATTGTCGGGAGTGCCCCCGTTTCTTTTCGGGTAAGCTTTGTTCTCTAGAGATTTAAGTACGAGCACATCAGACTCTATCTGCCCTCCCATCCCCTCGGCCCACAACTGTATGTGTTTTATCAAATCCTGTATCCGTGGATCTTGCATCCCGATACTAAGTCTTCGAGCATACTTCTTTATACCCTTTAGTGTTGCCGCGCCATCGAACTTACCATTCTTCATCTTAATGGTGAGCTCTACGAAGTCTATCTGTCGCTGCCGCACTTCCTGTGCCACCGCCATCCTCTCTTGTTGAGACGCGTCGGGGTCCGAAATCTTTTTGAAGAGATCAGATTGTTTATCAAAAGCATCTAGTATTACTTCGATATTCCCATCTGGATTATTTACGTCAAAAGGAACAAACCCTACAGATTCAGGTTGGCCCCGCTCAAGAGCTTTCATAGCTCCAACAATACGTTGAACTACCTGTTGGTAGTTTG